ATTTCCTCGTGGTGTAAATGGTATGAAACAGTATGCTGGTTCTCCGATTTATACAAAGGGAACACCAATTCATGTTCGTGGTGCATTGCTTTATAATCATCACTGCAAACGAATGGGATTAGATAAGAAGTATCAACCAATTCGTGATGGTGATAAGATTAAGTTTGTTTATGTCCGCACACCAAATCCTCTGCAAGAAGATGTAATTGCTTTTAGTCAGCATCTTCCAAAAGAGTTTGGACTGGAAGCATACATAGATTATGACAAACAATTTGAAAAGGTATTTCTTGATGCTCTACAGATTGTCATTGAACCACTAGGTTGGAAGACTCAAGAAGAAAGTTCGTTGGAGGATTTCTTTGGCTAATATCAGAGTAATTAAAAAAGGAATAAATGTATCTAAGATACTGAAACAATTGCATCAGTATCCAGAGGATTGGGGTGCTCAGAAAAATATTGAGGGTGTAGGAGATCTTGTGGATGATTGTGGATTCCCTGCAGTTGAAGCAGGTGTTCTGCAATTAGTCATGGGAGTTATCTCATCTAAAGACCAGTATGTTGGTGATAGTGAGATGTCTGCATCAACACCTGCATATAATCACCACACAGAGATTATTTCTTTCTTAAAGAGACACTTTAAGAAATTTGATAGATGTGGGTTCTTATCATTGCCAGTGGGTGGAGAAGTTGGTCAACATATTGATATTGGATCTTACTATCAAACAAGAGACAGATACCATCTTGCAATTCAAGGTGCATATGACTATACAGTTGGAGGAGAGACTGTAAGAGTAGAAGAAGGTGACTTGATTTGGTTTGATAATAAACAATCTCATGGAACAAAGAATGTTGGAGATATTGTAAGAATTACATTTGTGTTTGATGTTCCACATTCCAAGAACAATCCATAATTGTCTTGCAACAAAAGTTATTGTATAATAGGAGATATAAATGAAAGTGTTAAAATTTTATGCCGACTGGTGTGGTCCATGCAAAGCATTGACTCAAGTAATTAATAATGCTGGAGAGAAAGTTACAATCCCAGTTGAGAATGTAAACATCGATGAAAACATTTTTCTTGCACAAGAGTTTAGAGTTCGTTCTGTTCCGACTATGGTATTGGTTGATGATACTGAAAATGAAATTAAACGACATGTCGGTTTAGTGAATGAAGAAAAATTATTAGAATTCCTGAAAGGTTAATATGAGCATACTAGACAAAATTAAAAAGAATACAACAATCAAAGATTCAGCAATTCTTGCTCAGTCTAAATTCTTCGCTAAGAAGGATATGATTCCAACCTCAGTACCAATTATCAATGTGGCTTTATCAGGTCGTCTTGATGGTGGATTGGTTCCAGGATTGACGATGTGGGCTGGTCCAAGCAAGCACTTCAAAACAGCTTTCAGTTTGCTCATGGCAAAATCTTATCTGGACAAATATGAAGATGCAGCGTTACTGTTTTATGATTCCGAGTTTGGTACTCCTCAATCTTATTTCGATACTTTTGGTATTGATACAAAGCGAGTTCTCCATACTCCTGTCACAGATGTTGAACAACTCAAGTTCGATATTATGCAACAATTGTCAACAGTCGAAAGAGGAGATCATCTCATCATCATCATTGATTCGATAGGAAACCTTGCTTCCAAGAAAGAAGTAGAGGATGCATTGGATCAGAAGGCAGTTGCTGATATGAGTCGTGCAAAGCAGATGAAGTCTTTGTTCCGTATGGTTACACCTCATTTGTCAATGAAAGATATTCCACTCGTTGTAGTGAATCATACATATAAAGAGATTGGTCTTTATCCAAAAGACATCGTTGGTGGTGGTACTGGTTCTTACTACTCAGCTGATAACATCTTTATTCTTGGTCGTCAGCAAGAGAAAGAAGGAACTGAATTGACTGGTTACAATTTTATTATTAATGTCGAGAAGAGTCGTTATGTTAAAGAAAAATCTAAGATACCTGTTAGCGTATCTTTTGATGGTGGTCTTAGTAAGTGGAGCGGTTTGCTTGATATTGCTCTTGAGTCCAAACATGTGGTCAAACCATCCAATGGTTGGTATTCCAAATGTGATCCAGTCACAGGGGAAGTAGAAGAAAAGAAATATCGTATAAAAGATACTGACACTAAAGAGTTCTGGTTGCCACTTCTTACAGATAAAACATTTTATGACTATGTCAAGAACAAATATTCAATGGGTCAGGGTGATATGATTAGGGCAGATGACTTGGATAAAGCACTAGAGGAATTGGAATTCGATGAAGAGTAATCTTCCAATCATTGTTACAGAAAACAGACACAATGGTCTTCAAGCAATTAAGTTGACAGAAGGTGCATTTGAGGGTATAATTTACACCTATGGAAAAGTTAGTATTGATGCAGATGAAGAGAATGATAAGATTCATCTGAAGTTTGAATACGAAATTCTTGATTATGCAGATAAAGGTATGACAGACATGAAACCTTTTGAAGCATACATAGGTAAGATACTTGAGGGATTAATCCATGAAGGTGTCGAAGAAAATAATTTAACATACACAGGCGGAGTTGATGAGAATAGAACAGAAGATTCTAAGCAATCTGATACATGATGAGCATTATTGTCGTAAGGTAATTCCGTTTCTAAAGAAAGAGTATTTCACAGATCGTAAAGAAGCAATCCTTACAAGCGAGATTGTTTCTTTCTTCACAAAGTATAACAAACCAGTAACAAAAGAAATCTTGTCTATTGAAGTTAGTAATAGAAAAGATCTTAACGACAAAGAGTTAGTTGAACTTACCGATTATATCGGTAGTTTGAATCATGAACCAGTCAATGAAGACTGGATGCTAGAAAACACCGAGAAGTTTTGTAAAGATAGAGCGGTTTATAATGCGATCCTTAATTCAATTAGTATCATCGATGGGCGAGATAAAATTCATACAAAAGATGCGATACCTAGCATCCTTAGCGATGCACTCGCTGTTTCTTTTGATAATCACATCGGTCATGATTATTTGGACGACCATCTTTCGAGGTTTGATTTTTATCACAGGGTTGAAGAGAAAATTCCTTTCGACCTTGACATGTTCAACAAAATCACCAAAGGTGGACTCTCAAAGAAAACCTTAAATATTGCACTTGCTGGCACTGGTGTCGGTAAGTCATTGTTCATGTGTCACATGAGTGCTGGTTGTTTGACGCAGGGTAAAAATGTATTATACATAACTATGGAAATGGCAGAAGAAAGAATCGCTGAAAGGATTGATGCGAATCTCTTGAACCTTACCATGGATGAATTGAAAGTCATTGACAAGGATATCTTTGAAACTCGTATCGCAAAGATTACAAGCAAGACAAAAGGTAAACTAATTGTCAAAGAATATCCAACTGCAAGTGCTCACTCTGGTCATTTCCGTGCATTGTTGGAAGAATTGAAACTGAAACGAGACTTTAGACCTGACATAATCTTTATTGATTATCTTAACATTTGTGCCAGTCAGAGAATGAAGCAAGGTGGAAGTATTAATTCTTATACATATATTAAGGCAATCGCAGAAGAGTTGAGAGGTTTGGCAGTAGAGTATAATGTGCCAATCGTTTCAGCAACTCAAACAACTCGTTCTGGATACACAAACTCAGATCCAGGACTAGAAGATACCAGTGAATCATTTGGTTTGCCAGCGACAGCTGACTTTATGTTTGCTTTGGTCAGCAATGAAGAATTGGAAGCATTAAATCAGATCCTTGTGAAACAATTAAAGAATCGTTACAACGATCCTAGTTTCTACAAACGATTTGTGATTGGAATTGATAGAGCAAAGATGAAATTGTATGACACAGAAGCATCTGCTCAAGTTAATATAAGTGACTCTGGTCAAGATGATGAGCCAGTGTTTGATAAGAGTAGTTTTGGTCGCAGACAAAAAGCAGAATCATTCGAGGGATTTAAGTTTTAGGAGAAGGATATGTCAGTAAAAGTTATTGTAGCAAAACAGAAACATGATATGACTCATATGTTGGGACAGTTCCCTGACGAGTCGCATTATGATCACCTCATTGAAGAAGACACCGATGTCTATATGCCAGAGATTCCAGGTCATCCTGAACTGACATACTCAGAAGAACGAATTGTTCTTAAGTTCCGTAAGAATTATTTTACAAAAGAACAACAAGACCAAGCATACATTGGACTTCGTGAGGCTGCAACTGAGACACAGAATCGTGGACTTGCAGCTGGACCAAGAGCAGAGAAATTGGGTAATCGTGAATGGGTCACTGAGTATGAATATGATATCATTGATTACTTTAGCAATCCTAAAGCCAATCTGTTTGGTGAAGATCCCATTGAAGCAATTCGTCAGTCACATAAGAACAAGAAACCATCTCCATCCAATCGTAATAATGTTTGGGGTATTTCTACTGTAAAGAAAGATAACTTTGTCTTTGAAGACTGGGTTGAATCAACACGAAAACTTTCTGAGAATGAAATGCGTGCAGAAGCGAAACGAGTTGCCGAGAAATATATCTGTGCAACAACTTATGCCAATGGTGTGTTTTCTGGTATTGCTGGATGGTTCGATCGTTATCCTCGCATTCCTTATGGTCGTGCCACTTCTTATACTGCGAATCATCCAGATAAGTTTGCCATGGCATATCCATTCCTTCAGCAACTTGCACAGGGTTTTAAAGATCTATTGCCATGGAGATATGGTAACCAGATGGAAGCAGCAAAGAAAATGGATCCTCGTTTCTTAGTTCCAGAAACTCCATTTACTACTGTCACTGTGAATAGATCTTTCAGAACTGCATGTCACTTTGACGCAGGAGATCTAACTTCTGGTCTATCAAATCTACTGACATTATCAAACAATGGTAACTATCGTGGTTGTCATCTTGTTGCACCAGAGTATCGTGTCGCAGTAAATCCAAGACCTGGAGATCTGCTTTTGATTAACAATCATGAAGTGATGCATGGTAATACTCAGATTGAATTGCTCGATGATGTGGCAGAACGAATTTCATTGGTTGTTTACTTCCGTGAGAAGATGCTTGAGTTGGGTTCTAAAGAGTATGAAGATTGTCGTTTTGACTTTGTTGAATCTCGTAGACTCAATAAAGAACATCCAGAGCAACGACCATTGTGGAATGGTGTATCACCATCAATGTGGGATTCTAAAGAATGGTTTGATTATCTAGAATCAAAACTAGGCAAAGAAGTATTGAACAAGTATCATCCACCAAAGACTACAACTGTCAATGCACTCGAGGAGTTCTTCGGATAATGTGTGCCGTAATTGGAACAATCATTCAGAATCCTTCAACAAAGGATTTTGAAAATCTACTTCGTGTATTTCATGAGTCTAAGATTCGTGGGATGCATGCCACAGGAATCTCTTATGTTAAGCATGGTAAAATCCATACTGAAAAGTATCCAGTTCCAGCTAATGAATTTCCTTTTAATTTGCCAGCGTATGTCAATGAAGATGGAAATTTATACCTTGTTGGGCACTGTCGTTATAGCACTTCTGATCTTGAGTATAATCAGCCAATCGCTAATGAGAATCTTTCAGTAGTTCACAATGGAGTTATTACTCAAGAACTGCCAGAGAGATGGAAAGAGTTGTATGGTTATGATTGTGAAACTAAAAACGATACAGAACTAATCTTACATACAGCAGAAGATTGCATCTCTCCGTTGATTCGCTGGAAAGATTCTAGTCTTGCAGTTTGTGAATTGCATGTTGATAGAGTTATTCGTGCATATCGCAATGGTAAACGACCATTATATTTGACAACTTTCAACAATGGATGTATAATTACCTCTACTGAAAACATTCCTGCACGAGCAGGTATTGAAGGATTTACAACTGAGTTACCTTTGAACACTTATATAACTTTTGATGATGCATTGGCTATGATGGTTGAGAAAGAAACGATAGCCGACGCAGTGGATTTTCAACACTATGAACTTTGTTAATTCTACGAGAGTAGAAGAACTAATTAAAAACAGTCCAGCTGGTAAGAACACTAAGTTCTTATCGGCTGCACACTCATTGTGGTATCGCTTTCACAATTATGATAAAGCACCACCAATGACCTATGAAGTAAATGGTGAAGTTGTATCTCTTATCTTCGCTACATTCAATCGTGACAACTACTCAAATCTATATGAGATTGTTACACTTGAAGGACATGAAGGTAAAGGATACGCATCCAAATGTTGGGATGCATGGATTGATTATGCAGTCAAAGAAAGAAAGATGACTCGATTGAAAATGTCTTGCACACCATCATCTGTCACATGGCATTACAAGAATGGTTTGATTTGGTGGGCAGTAGATCCAACAGGTTCACTTCGTTCAGACCAACCATTGTTTCCAACGAGAGCAGAGCGCATTGATGGAACAACCATCATTGGAAGAGTTTTTAGTATGACAAAAGAATATCGTAAAGCGATGGGGTTTACTCGTAAAGATGAATTCCAAAAGTATCTCTCAGCAAAGGATATTAAAGAGCCAAACTGGACACTGATTCAAAAACAAAATTCTCGTTTAGATAATATCTTTAATAAAATCAATCAGAGATTGGAAGTTCCATACGATGGAAACATTAGCCAAGATATCATTGATACATTTATGCAGATTAAGAATAACAATATTCTTCCTCGTATGAGAAACAATGGTCGTGCCATGGAGGATGTTTATTATAGTTGGATGCTTGGTTATCTAACTGAAAAGATATTCACACCATTCATCGTTGATAAATTGATATTGGGTAAACTAGAAAGAAATGGTGGAGATGACCTAACGAGCATTGATACTTTTAAACGAACAGGTGATGCAGATTTGATTGATAAGACTGCCGATGTTCGTATTGATGTTCAGTGTGGAACAGGTGAAGGTGTGGCGACTATTAAAAGACATAAGGTTGACCATGCATTGAAACATGATGGAGCATCCTATTGTTTTCTAATTGGATTGTTCACTGGCACATATGCCATTGTAAATTTAAAAGATATAAAAGACGAGTTGTTTTATAAAAACGAAAGATGGGAAAACCAATTATGCTGGGATGTTCCTGAGACTTCATTTAAGAGATGGTATGCCTGATTACAGACTAGAACAAAATCGTAAAGAAGCGTTCATTCGCTGGTATGCTTGGTCACTAAAGTATGATGACTGCGATCCTGCTGTATGGGCAACAAACTATCTGAACAATCGTTATGAACATAATGATGAGCAGAAGTTGTGGTTGTGTTGGTTGTATGGTAATACATACTATCTTCCAACTGCATGGATTCTCATGAACGAGTTTCCAGACTTTGAGTTAGCCACTGTAGATCGTATGACACAGTGGAACACTACAAACTATAAAAGATTAAGATACCAAACAGATACAAAGTGGAACAAAGGACACCTCCCTACCATGTTCGCTTCTTACCAACAATTTGTGGGAGACAAAACACAAAGAGAAAGGTTGGAAGAATATTATGGACACAATGAAGAAGAGAACTTTAATAACCTGTGGACAGGCATTAAGTCTGGGTTGCATAAGTTTGGTCGTTACTCCACTTGGTTTTATCTTCAGCATCTTAGGCATACTGCTGGTGTCCGTATCAATCCTACTTCTCTCATGTTGGATGATTATGATGGCTCTCGCTCTCATCGTAATGGACTCCTTTATGCCGTTGGACAGGAAGACTTTGTGGATAGAAAACTCACTGGAGGACATTATGCGAACCTTGAAGCACAAGCGTACGAGATTCTTTGCGAGACGAAAGCGAGATTTCCAGAGCTAATTGATCAGATAGATTACTTTACAATGGAAACTTGTTTGTGTTCTTTTAAGAAAATCTTTAGAGCACATCATGGTCGCTATCTTGGATACTATCTTGATAGACAAGCAGAAGAAATTATGCAGTGTGAGAAGGATGGATGGTATGGTATTGATTGGGATGTTCTATGGCAATCACGAGAAGAAACTATCGACTTGAGATTAGACCACAGAAGAGGAATTGATAAAGAAAGATTTTCTAGTTTTATTAATACAGGAAGACTAGAGAATCTTGAGTGGATGTTTGATGATGAGCAACCTGTACTAAATGGATTGGAGATTTTTGCATGAGTTTAACAACGACAAGTTCTGTTACTTTACCAGTGGGCATTAGTGATATGACCACTGGAAGTATAACTATATCAAACACCAGTGGTAGTTATGGAACCATTGCCATGGGTGTAATAACCGATGACTTACTAGACAAGTATGAGTTTAATAAACTAACTGTTGATCATAAAGTATCAGCACACGAACTCTTAAAGTTAAAGGATACTGTTCCAACTTATGCAGACGAGATTAAAGAGAATCTTGCCAAGAATGCATCTAGAGAATTGGTAAAGAAAATGACCTTCACAAAGAAACATGATGTTGACTCTGATGTGCATCATTTTATCGGAAGAGTATGGGTGTTTACTGAGGAAGAACTAAAGAAATTTATTGAGGAAGTGAAAAATGCTTAAAGAAAACATTGGAACTACAGACCAGATCTCCATTCAGATTATTCGTGGAGAACCACAGGTGCGTAAACTAATT